TCTAAAAGGGTTGAGTTGTCCTCTGTCTTTAACAGGTCTTGCTGTAAGCTAAACAGCATTGTTGCGCGTTTCATGTAGCGTTTGTACATGGCTTTGTCCGCGCCGTTACGTTTTTTCAGCATGTATTATGGGTTGTGATTACACCGCAATATAGGACAAAACAGTTATATAACAGAAAAACCCCGATGCAACTTATGCACCGGGGCTTCCTATCAAACCCATAATCAAAGACAGATTACTTTTGCAATTTACGTTTTTTTCTTGTTCTACCAAATACAATTGCATTTACAATGCGACTCAGCACATCAAAAACTTTGTCGTCTTTTTTTGACTCTGTGATACCTGTCCAAGTTCCAAAAAAACTAATTGCCGCTAGTGCAATCTCACTCCAGTTACTTACTAAAAATTCCATGTTAAATATTTAAGAATTTGTACTTGTCTTGTACGTTAAAACTAGGGCATGCTTTGCTGCTAAACTCATTGTGTCCATGCACCTTGCAATACCCGAATACAGTGCGTAAACCTTGCACTAAGTGTAGCCATGACGTTTCTTGTTGTATTGTCATCGTGTCACGCGGCACGCCTTTACTGTCTATGCCTCCTACGTATGCTACGCCAATACTTGTTTTGTTGTGGCCTTTTGTGTGCGCACCTATGATGTCAATATCTCTGCCTCTGTGTATTTCTCCGTTAGTGTAGATAACATAGTGATACCCTATGCCGTTTTCCCATCCTCGCTTACGATGCCATGTGTCAATAATGCCTACAGTAACATAAGAATCAGGATACGTTGCTGTACAATGCAGTATGATTTTATCAATATGTCGCATTAATTAAGTTCTGTAACACTGATTTTGTACGCATGATTATGCGGTTTAAACGTCATTTTCCAGCCTCCTAAAGTAGGTGTAGGAAAAGCCTTTTCTACCTCCCATCCCATACTTCTATCTTTCTTTTTATATGATCCTGTCTGTAAGACATGTACAACTTCTTGCGCATGTTTAAACGTGCTAGTTAGCACATCGCGCGTAACAGGAAAATACCATTTATGATGCGTGTGTCCGCGTGCTAGGATTTTAGCTTGCGGATAATCTTTCATGTCAATGTCTACGTTCAAGCTTCCTTTGCTGCGCTTTCCGCCGCCGTAACCATGATGGTAATGCAACGGGTACGAACGCCTGCTGCCTTGCCCTTGAATGTCGCACTTAATAATAACCCAACCTGCGTAGTAACCCGCAACAATACTTGCACCTTCTGCGTTTAGCGCACCTACAGTCCTTTGTATAGGGTCTACGCCGTG